CTGATCCACGAGATCGACATGGTCAACGCCATCCAGATCGTGAACGGCATCGACCAGGGAACCGGCATGCGCACCGCACTGGGGCTGGCCGCGTCATGAGCCGTAGCAAGACCTTCAAGCTGACCCATCCAGTTGAGGTGAACGGCGAAGCGTTCACCGAAGTCACGATGCATCCGTTTGAGGGGGGTGCCGTCGCTAAGTTGGCTGTCCGGCGTGCCGAAGTTGCCGAAGCCGGCAACGAGTATGCCCCGTACATCCTGTGCTCGATCTCATCGGGCGCGCCGCGTGCCCTGTTCGAGCGCATGCCGCTTGAGGACTATCTGAGCATCACCGAGTTCATGCAGCCGCACTTCGAGATGATGGGCAGGGCGATGGGAAACGCGGCAAAGGCGCAGGCATCGAAATCCAAAGCCAGCTCGAACTGATCGCTATTCTCTTCGGCCTCGATCCCGGCCGGATGTCACTTGATGAACTTATTTTCTGGGCCGAGCGCGCCGTGGCGCTCTTCGAAGCCCGCTCCAAGAACTAGCCAGAGGAGGCCGCCATGTCGATCGACGTCGCCGTCATTCTCTCGCTGGTCGATCGGCTTTCCGGCCCGGCCGATCGGGCACGCGGATCGCTTTCTGACATTGGCGCGGCAGCTGGGCGGATCGCCCGTGTCGGCATGCTGGCAGCCGGTGCGGCCGCGACCGCAACAGCCGGTGCTCTAACAGTATCCACCAACCAGGCGATCGCCTTTGAAGCGGCGATGGCCGATGTCGCCAAGGTGGTCGACTTCGATGTTGGTGGCGTCGCAGATGGGCTGGTGGACCTGTCGCGGACCACCGGCATGGCCGCTGAGGACTTGGCGTCGCTTGCAGCCGCAGCAGGCCAGGCGGGCATGGATAGCGAGGCGCAGATCCTCGCGTTCACCGACATGGCGGCCAGGGTCGGTGTCGCCTTCGACCTTCCTGCTCAGTTCGTGGGCGATGCGCTTGCGTCGATCCAGACGGCTCTCGGCACGACCGTCAGCGAGACCGCTCTTCTGGCGGATGCCATCAACCACCTCTCCAACAACACCGCCGCCAGTGGTGACGCGCTGTTGAACTTCGCATCGCGCGCGGCATCCGCTGGTCGCCAGTACGGGTTCACTGAAGAGCAGACGTTGGCGATCGGTGCAGCGATGATCGCAACCGGCGCGCAGGCTGACGTCGCTGCGACCTCGTTCCGGGCAGTCGGTCGGGCTTTGACACGCGGTGCCAGTGCCACCGATCGCCAGGCCCAAGCCTTTGAGCAGCTCGGCCTCAACACTTCCGATGTCGCCCGCTCAATGCAGGACGATGCGCTCGGAACGTTTGAGGATGTGCTGCGCCGTATCAGTGAGTTGCCGGCCGAGCTTCAAGCGGCGGCCATGTCGGATATCTTCGGCGATGAGGCGCACGCCGTCGCTGCGCTGGCCAACGATCTCGGCATCTTGGAAGAGACTTACGCCTTGGTTGCCGAGGAGGCAGAGTACGCTGGATCGGCAAACGAGGAGTTCGCTGAACGAGCAAACACGGCCCAGCAAAAGATCCAGGTCGTACAGGCAAACTGGACAGCTTTGAGCCGCGAAGCCGGCAACGCCTTGATGCCAGCTCTCAATGAAGGGCTATCGCAGCTCATCACGTCGCTGCAAAGCGCGGATCTTCAGGACAATTGGTTCTTCCAGCTGGCCGATAACATCGGCAATTTCGCCGAGGGTGCTCTCGGCATGGAGATCGCCGCCGACGAGATGACGCGGTTCCATGAGGCAGGCTCGATCGCCGTCGAAGTGATGGACGGCCTCGGCGACCGGATGTCCGGCTTCACCAGCGGCTTCTCGGCCGGGGCTTCTGAGAACATGGCCGAACTGAGCCAGGCGTTCGGAGATCTTGGCGAGGCGCTAGGCCAGTTGTTCGGACTGGATGAAGGTGGGTCCATCATGGACCTTCTCTTCGGCACGGAAGAAGGTTGGTCCTCGGCTGGCGAGGAGATCGGCTCGTTCGTTACCGGTGCGCTCACCGATCTGGTCAACATCATCACCAGCATCGTGAACGGTATCAACGATGTCGGCCAGGCTTTTGAGGATTTCACGGGTTGGATCGATGATTGGGCCAACCGGATAGGCTCGATCGAGATCGATTGGTCATTCTTGCAACCGCCCGATTGGCTCGCTGGCGCCGGAGATTGGGTTGGCGATCTGTTCGGTGGAGAGGATGCGGTACAAGCCGCATCAAATCTCGCAGGTTTGGCTGACGCGATCCCGGACACCGCCTCCATCATCGACCTGCCGTCTTTGGAAAGAGCCGAGAGTGCGGCCGCCTCCATCGCGGAAACCATGCAACGCGCCGGCGAGATCGACCTGGCACCCGTTGTCCGCGCCGCCCTGAACGAAGCGCAGTCTGTGCTTGCGTCGGAAGACTGGTCGGGCCATGGCGCACGGCTGATGGACACGCTGGCGGCCGGTGTTCGCTCGGGTTCTGGACCTTTGGCCTCTGCGGTATCGGCTGCGATCAGTCAGGGCGTGTCGCAAGGCGTTGCTGCCGGCCTTTCCTCAGCCTACGACGCCCGCCGCCAGTCGGCCCTGCAGGACGGGGCTGAGTGATGCTGGCGGCGCTTGGTCCTTTCCGCTTCGACGTTACCGGGTTGCCTGCCCATGAGATCGGCCGCGAGACGTCCGGCCGCTGGCCGTCTCATGATGTGGTTGGTACCGCGCCGGTACTGGAGTTCGTCGGGCCTGGCACCGATGAAGTCACCATCAACGCCGATCTCTTCCCCTCCGATTTGCACCCCACCGGCCCGGCCCAGCTGGCGGCCCTGCGCGCGGCCGTACGTGCCGGATCGACCTTCATGTTCGTCATGGCCAATGGCGATGTGATCGGCCGCGTTGCGGTGGAAAAGGTCAGAGAAACGGGCACGCATTTTCGCAAGATCAACGGTGCACAGAAAATCTCCGTCGCCATCACGCTCAAAGCCACGGGCAGCCGCACGGGCGGTGGCCTCGGCATGCTGTTCACGCTGTTCTGATAGAGGGCTGAATGGAAACCATCATCACCTCTGAGGGCGACATGGTCGATCAGCTGGCCTACCGCCACTACGGCACGCATGAAGGGACCACGGCCGCCATCCTTGAGGCCAATCCGGGCCTTGCCGCTATGGGACCGGTCCTTCCGGCCGGCGTTGAGATCAAACTCCCCGTTATCGAGCGCCCGGTGCCGGAAATTACGGTCAAACTCTATGACTAAGCCGTGGTTTCAGGTCTGGGCCGATGGAGCCGATTTCACCGCCGCCGTTCAGCGCGGCTTGATCTCGCTTACTGTCACCGATGTTGCCGGAGAGGAAAGCGACACGGTGTCGATCACGGTGGCCGACCCCGAGGGCGCCATCGAGCCCCCGCGTAAGGGCGCGCTCATCAAGGTGGCCATGGGTTGGCAGGATGGGCCGCGCGCTTCCATGGGGCTGTTCATTGCCGACACGCCCAAACTGTCGGGCTGGCCGCAGAAGGTCAGCATATTGGGGCGGGCGGCCGATCAGCGCGAAACGTTGAAGCAGCATCGCATTCAGGGATGGGAAAAGAGGACGGTTGGCGCGATAGCCGCCGAGATCGCAGGGCGCAACGGATTGACCTCTGCCGTTTCCAGTGAACTCGCTTCCAAGTTCGTGCCCTTTATCGCCCAGAGCGAAGAGAGCGATCAGCATTTCATGCGCCGCCTGGCAGCGCGCCATGGCGGCATATCCACCGTCAAGGAAGGCCGACTGATCGTGGTCAAGCGCGGCAGTGGCAAGAGTGCGGGTGGCAGCGCGGTGCCGCCGGTCATCATCGCCGGCACCAGCCAGGTGGAGGCCTATGCCTGCACCCTGCCGGATCGCCCGGCCTTCAAGAAGGTGGTCGCCACCTGGGCTGACCGGGAGAACGCCAGGCGACCGGAGGTGAACGTTCCGGCCGGTGACGTGGGTGGCGACTATGTGATCCGCGAGCCGTTCGCCACCGAGGCCGAGGCCAGGGAAGCGGCGCAAGCCAAATCGGAGGAGCTCAAACGCTCAACCGGTGACCTGTCGATGACGCTGATCGGCGATCCGACAATCCGCGCTGAAGCGCCCCTGATCGTATCGGGCGTGCGCAGCGGTGTGGATGGTGGATGGAGTATCCAGAAGGCCAATCACACGATCGAAGGCGGCGGCTTCAGGACCAAGATCGCGGCAGATAAGGGCGAAGGGGGTAAGGCGTGAGCGACTTCACGGAGTTCGATGCGTTCAAGTTGGCATATGCGCCGTGGCCGCTGAAGAATGAGACCATGTACCAGCTCGGCGAGGATCTTGCTTGGGACATCGGTCTAAAGGGCTCGGGCTGGACGCTCGTTATCTCTGAGGGAACACCTTTCGACCTATCAGTTCCTGACCCACTTCGCTGGCTGCAAAGCCCTCATGATCGGCGGCTTTTGCCCGCCGCAGCTGTGCACGACGAGCTGCTTAGGCGCGGCTTCGATGCGGTGTTTGCCGCCGCCGAGTTCCGCCGCGCGGCGCGTGCTCGCGGTATCGGCTCGTGGCGGGCCTGGGCGCTGTTCTTCGCGGTACTCGGCTGGACTTCACGGCCTACATGGGCGGGCGGCTCATGAACTGGTCCTGGTCCGATGTGTATCCAGACCACAAAGTGCTGACGGTGATCTTGCCGCCCGCGCTTGAGGCTGAACTTTGTGAGCAATTCGGTGTGCGCGTTGTTGGTGAGAATGTGGTGGTTTTGGAGCGCCTTAAAGCGCCTTCGAAGCGGCCTCAAAAGGCCTTTAAGCCGGCCCCGAAACCGGCACAAACCACCGCCGCCAAGACGCCGGCAGCGCCTGCGAAGAAGCCGAAACCCGCGCGCGCAACCCAAAAGGCGATGACCCATCTGGCCGCCGGTGCCGTCAAGCAGCTGCGACGAACGGTTTCCGACGATCTTCCCCCTCGGCCCCCGGCCGAGGCGCATCTACCCTCGGCGGTTTCGAAAGGCGATCTGGCCTTGGTGAGCAAGGCAATCGCCAACGGCGAGGTCTCGATTACGGTCTGCCCGCCCATGACCTTCACTCCGGAAGATGAGGTCGTGCCGCTCAACGAGCCGGCGAAGATGAGAAAACACCGCATGGCGCGGCGCAAGCAGCGCCTGGAAAGAGAGGGAGCCCAGCAGGAGGCCAAAGGCGTTTAAGCGCCCCCGACAGCGGGCCTAGATTGGCGTCCCGACCCGCTCGATGCCAACAGAGATAACACCGCACCTGCCGGCTGCTTGCGCAGCGGATAGAGGGTGCGCCTTTATGGGTTATCAGAGCATGAACACGTCCGTCTCGGTCTCACCGCCAGCGGCCTATATCGGCGGCAAGCGCCGTCTCGCCAAGCGCATCTGCATGCAGATCGC